GATACTCCCGTAGCTCAGTTGGTCAGAGCAAGCGGCTCATAACCGCCAGGTCGTAGGTTCAAGTCCTACCGGGAGTACTTTAAATACAAATTCTTTGTGTTATAATGGTTCGTAGAATTTAGAGGAATGAATGAATATAGACGAAAAAGCTAATTTTTCAAAATTTGGGAAACTCTTTCAAGAAAATTTATGTCAACTTATTCTTTATGATCGCGTATTTGCAGATCAAATGAGAGAGGTCTTGAATATTAATTTTCTGGAATTGAAGTACCTACAAACCTTCACTAAGAAAATCTTTAACTACAAAGAAAAATATGGTACCCATCCTTCAGATAAGATTATGTTGACGGTTCTTAGAACTGAGATTGGGAATGAAAATGAACTAGTTCAAAAGCAAGTGCGCGACTTTTTCGCAAGAATGATGAAAACGGACGTTCAAGATGCAGAGTACATTAAGGATGTGGCCCTCGATTTTTGCAAAAAGCAAATACTCAAAGAGGCGATATTAAAATCGGTCCCGCTGTTAGAACGTTCTTCCTTTGAGGATATTCAAGCCTTAATAGATAATGCAATGAAGCTGGGGTTGGATAACGACTATGGATATGATTACATAAAAGATTTTGAAAAGCGTTTCGAAATTCAAGCTAGGAATCCAGTTACAACAGGCTGGGGCATTGTCGACGGCCTCTGCAAGGGAGGCCTAGGTCGCGGAGAGCTTGGTGTTGTTATCGCCCCAACGGGCGTGGGGAAATCAATGGTCCTTGTGCACCTAGGCGCCCAGGCAATAAAAGAAGAAAAAACAGTAATTCACTACACCCTTGAACTTCAGGACACTGTTGTTGCATGCAGGTATGACAGTTGCATTACCGGCATGAGCTTGATGGAAATATTTTCTAAAAAAGATGAAGTTTATGATGAGATTAAAGATTTAAAAGGAAAATTAATAGTTAAAGAATATCCTACCAAATCTGCGTCAACAGCAACTATTCACAATCATCTTGAAAAGTTACGACAACGCGACATATCAGTTGATATGATAATTGTAGATTATGCAGATTTATTATCCTCAAAAACAAATCTTTCTGAGAAAAGGCACCAGCTAGAATCTATTTACGAAGAGCTTCGTGGAATTGGGCAAGAATTTGAGTGCCCAGTTTGGACGGCATCTCAAACTAATAGATCAGGCTTGAGCGAAGAAGTTATAACGATGGAAAAAATATCTGAAGCGTTTAATAAGTGCTTTGTTGCAGATTTTATTTTTTCTTTAGCTAGAACTGCTGAAGATAAGACTACAAATGGTGGTAGAATGTATGTAGCAAAAAATAGAAATGGCCCAGATGGGATGGTATATCCCATCTTTATGGACACTAGCAATGTAAGTATTAAAGTTTTACCATCAACTGGTCAGACTGTTGGGGAGATTAATAAAAATGCCGTGAAGCGGCAGCAAGAGCGAATTAAAGAAATATATAAAGACAATAGAAAAAAAACATAAGGAAACACAAAAATGATGGAAGTGGCAACACAAATTTTATCCGATATTACCGTTCACATGAAATATGCACGTTATCTACCTAAAAAAGAGAGACGTGAAACTTGGCGAGAATTAGTTACTCGCAACAAAAAGATGCATATCAAAACATATCCTCAGTTAAAGGAAGAGATTGAAGAAGTTTATGAATATGTTTATGATAAAAAAGTATTACCGTCAATGCGATCAATGCAATTTGGCGGGAAGCCAATTGAAGTGGCGCCAAATAGAATATTTAATTGCGCGTACTTGCCAGTTGATGATTGGCGAGCGTTCAGTGAGACAATGTTCTTGTTGCTCGGCGGCACAGGAGTCGGCTATAGTGTTCAACAACACCATGTTGAACAGCTTCCCGAAATCCAAAGGCCAAACGAAAAGCGTACTCGAAGGTTTTTAATTGCAGATTCAATAGAGGGCTGGGCAGACGCAATTAAAGCGCTGACTAAAAGTTATTTTAAAGGAGGCTCTAAAATTCGTTTTGATTACAGCGATATTAGACCAAAGGGCGCGCGCCTCCTCACTTCCGGAGGAAAGGCTCCTGGCCCCCAGCCTCTTCGCGAATGTATTGTTAAAATAGAGGGCATCTTTCGACAGAAAGAGAATGGCGACAAGCTAGAGCCAATTGAAGTTCATGATATTATTTGCCACATTGCCGACGCTGTATTGACGGGCGGCATACGAAGAGCCGCCTTGATTGCACTATTCAGCGCCGCAGACGACGAAATGATCGCGGCGAAGACGGGAAATTGGTGGGAGAAAAATCCTCAACGGGGACGCGCTAATAATTCTGTTGTTTTGATGCGCCACCGAATTACAAAGAGGTACTTTAAAGAATTATGGGAGCGTGTTAAAGCCAGTGGCTCCGGAGAACCCGGGTTTTATTTTACAAACGATAAAGACTGGGGCACGAACCCTTGCTGTGAAATTGGGCTAAGGCCATATCAGTTCTGTAACTTAACAGAGATTAATGCTAGTGATATATCTTCACAGGAAGAATACGAAAACAGAGCAAAAGCTGCAGCATTTATTGGGACGCTTCAAGCTGGTTATACGGACTTTCATTATCTTCGCGATATATGGCGTAGGAGCACTGAAAGAGATTCTCTAATTGGCGTCAGCATGACTGGTATTGCATCCGGCAAAGTTTTGAAGCTCGACATGGAGCAAACTTCGAAAGTGATTAAAGAAGAAAATAAACGAATTGCCAAGTTAATTGGAATCAGACCGGCCGCAAGAACAACATGTGTGAAACCGGCCGGCACCACATCCTTAACTTTGGGCACTTCTAGCGGAATTCATGCTTGGCATAATAAATATTATCTTCGAAGGTTGCGCGTCGGCAAGAATGAAGCTATTTATACTTATTTACAGGTGCACCATCCTGATTTAATAGAGGACGAATTTTTTAGACCACACGATACTGCTGTTATTTCTGTGCCACAAAAAAGCCCACACGGCGCAACTACACGTCACGAGAGTGCAATTGATTTGTTGGAGCGGGTTAAAAAAGTGAGCGATGAATGGGTTTTGCCCGGACATAAAAAAGGTCAAAATACTCACAATGTTTCTGCTACAATTAGTGTCAAGGAGAAGGAGTGGGAAAATGTTGGAGAGTGGATGTGGAAAAATCGTGATTGCTATAATGGTTTAACTGTGCTACCATATGATGGGGGCAGCTACAAGCAAGCTCCCTTTGAAGATTGCACGAAAGAAGAATACGAACGATTAATTGAGACTTTGCAAGAAGTTGATTTAACGAAAGTTATCGAAGTAGATGATAACACAAATTTAACTGGCGAACTCGCATGTGCTGGTGGTGCATGCGAAATTACATAGGAGGAAATTATGTCTGCCGAATTAAAATTAGTAAATGAAGAAGAGAAAGAAGAAGTAAGCAAGGAACAACATGTCGTTGATTACTTGAAATCAATGGTTACTATTGAAAAGGCAATGGAACCATACAAAGAGCAAAAAAAGGATTTGCGAAAAAATTATATTGAAAACGGGTGGCTAACTCGCCAAGATATTTGGAATGCAGTGAAGGCTTTTCGCTTGTACGAGCAGGATGCCGACATGGATGATTTAAATGACATGTTTGAGACTGTAGAGCAACAGTTTGGAGAGAAAAACAATGTTTAAGCCGCTTAATAGGCATATCTTACTTGAACCAATCGAGACCAAAGAGACAGAAGAAGAAAAATCTACAATTTTAGTACCAGATGACTATTCTATTCCTAAGTCTCGATATGGTTTGTGTAGGGTCTTGGATATTGCAAGAGACTGTGACAAATTTAGCAGCGCCGACGTCAACAAGACGGCGTTGGTTAATAATTCAATGGTAGAAGAAATTAAAGTTAAAGATTCAGTTTACTATTTAATGTTAGAAAACCATGCTTATGGTTTGTTCAATGAAGAAGGTTGAAATGACATGAAAATACTTATTGAAAATTGGCGGAAATTTCTTGCCGAATCAAAAGATGGCGTAGCTGACAAAATAAAAGAAGTCAAATTTAATTCAACCCTCGCCCTATCTGTTTTTAGGGACGAGGGTACTTTAACTGAGGCGGAAGTCGGCGCGTTGGAATATGAGGTTAGCCTGGCTGAAAATCCGAACGAAGAAGTTGTAATGGGCTTTTACGAATCCCTGTACGCCGGCGGACGAGCGGGATTTTTATCTCCCTACTCCACAGATGAACTTAGAATGATGGATTTATATAAGCTGAAAGGGCGCAATGCGGGATTTGCCATCAAAGATGGTGACGATATCGTCAGCGTCCACAATAATTCTAACTTATCCGGATTGGCAAACGAATTTATGAGAAAAGCAAAAGAAGTCGGCGGCACAAGGCTGGATCATTTTGATGGCTTTTTGAGTGGTTTATATAGAAAGTACGGATTCACAGATGTTTACGAGATTTATCAATGGGATGAGCAATATGCTCCCGAAGAATGGAGTTTCGAAAAAGTAGACATTATGAATCCGAAAACCAGCGTATATGCACAAGCCTTAGATTTGCTTGCCTATCGGGATCCAAGTGTTTTACCAAATGAATTGGTGGAAATTGAAGCTGAAGATGATTTAATGCTTGACATCAATCCAAATTTAAAATATAATAACTACAAATATGGTCGCCCCGACGTGATCATGAGAAAATTAGCTTAAATTTGGAGGCTTAATGTATAAAGTGCACGATGGGTGCTTCTTTAAAATAGAAGAATTAGTTGCAATTTGGTCTGAAAAATATAGCGATCCAAAATTGGATCAAGAATGTTATTTGGTAAGAGCATTTTTTAAAAATAATTCTACAATTTTAACGATTGCAAACTTTCCTTCAAAGGAAAAAGCGGACGACTTGATTCGCAAAATTAATAAAACAAAATAAAACAACAGGAGAAAATATGACAACCGTAGAAATTTTATGTTTAGCAGTACTTAATATCGGGATGCCAAAGGCGCATTTTGCATGCGACCAAATGGAAACGATAACCCGAGCAGCAGAGCACAATGACCTCGCAGCAGAAGTTATTATAGCGCTCATTCATTACGAAAGCAATTGGAACCCCACCGTTGTAAGCAGTGCCAATGCTTGCGGTTTGATGCAGGTGATCCCGCGATACATGAAAAAACCCGGGAAAACTTGCAAGCAATTAAAAAACCCCGACACAAACATCGAAGTTGGCACAATAATTCTACGCAGATGGATCGAAAGATATGGCAAAGGAAGCCTTGCTCGTGGTTTATGTGGGTATAGTTCAGGGTACAAGTGTGGGAAAAAATATAATCGAAAACATGCTGGCTGGAGATACTCGCGGAAAGTTCGCAAATTTGCGAAACGGCTGATGAAAGAGGTTGATTACTTAGAGGATTGCCTAGAGTACAGACTTAAAGACGAAATTGACGAGTATGAAGAGCACGGATGCGGCTGTTAGAATCAAGAAGTATAAGCACGACCAAGTAGTAATTGGCGGTAACTTAAGTGCACTAATATATTCTTATTTAAATGGAATCCCTTGTATAATAAATAAATTATCCGTCCCCCACCAGTTTGAAAAAATCAACAACGAAAGTCAGTCAGAACTGTGGAAAAAATTATATTTTTTACTTTCACTAGCTGGTTTGAATTTGTTTGGAGATCAGGTGCATTACGTAAGAATAAATAAAAATGAGGGCGCGGTGACGACTTTAAATTCAAAAATTATTAAATTTGTTTTCGAAAAGGCAATCGTTTTTGATGACGAAAATGTGACCGGGCTGCCAATGTCAATTGAAGATTTATACAAAACCGCAAGTAAATTTATCGTGTCGGATTGGATGACAGCACGCTCTTGTATGGTGCATGATTTTGAACACTTCCACACAGGAGATGATTTCGTTAGGGATGTTTACTTTTATCCCACCGAGCGCGTCGCCGGAAACCACCCCAATCAAAAAGATCTTGTTGTAATATCCCACTTAACGGCAGAACAATTGCAAGACTTTGATTATTCTGATACATATGCGCGCTTTAAAGCGCTCAAGCTGCTAAAAGAGAAGGGGTTCACCGGCCGAAAGAATGGCTTTTTAAACGAGAAAAGAATTTATTATCCCTTGGACTTAAAGGTTGAGAAAAGAGAAATTAAAAAATTTAGAATGAACCTGTACGATGATAGCGATGAAATTGAATTTAACTATGCGACCCCGCAGGAATTATTAATCAAAGAAAGTAAAATTGGGTATCAAAATAAGTTAAATAATTTATTAAAAATATTATGATTGAAAGCGGCCCACAAAATATAAATTCTTTTCATCTAGCAGGGATTATACCAGTTGCAGGTCAGCCCCTGGACTTTGATTTTCCATGGCACGATTGCTTGCAGCCAATTGGAAAAGGCTATTTAGCAGTCGAAAGGGCAGCATGGGAGTGTGCCTGTGCTGGCGCCGAAACCATATGGATCGTTTGTCATGATGATATGCAGCCGTTAATTAGATATCGCTTAGGGGACTATATCCAAGATCCTCTTTTCGTCGACAAGACGAGAAGCTCCATGCCAAAAGAGCTTAAAAAGCCAATTCCAATTTATTACGTACCAGTTCACGCTCGCGACCGCGATAGGAGAGATTGCCTGGGCTGGAGCGTGCTTTATGGGGCCTTAACTGCATATTGGCTTAGTCGAACGATTAGCCAATGGGCCACTCCAGACAAATATTATGTTGCTTTTCCATATGGAGTGTATGATCCCGAACATCTAAAATCACGTAGAAAGCAAATATCGAACAAAAGGCCATTTTTTGTCTCACACGAAGGAAAGACCGTAAAAGACAACGAATACCTTGGATTTACTTTTGATGCCGAAGATTTTAAGGCATGCCGAAAGTTGATAAGAAGGGAGGGCACGGGGCAGAGCCTAGGTTTCGGCATGGATCGAGTGCCTCTTGAAAAAAGATGGTCTGCCAGGTTTTTTTCTCTTGACAAAGTTTTCAGTTCTGTTATTATGGAAGATGCAAACACATTGAATATTCCTTGGTACTATAAAGTTGATAGTTGGGATAGTTTGCGAACTTTTCTGCGCTCAAAAGAATGTGGAGCGCTTGATAAACCCCCCAAAGAAGTATTGGGGTATCATGAATGGAATCCGATAGGAGTGGATAATGAAGAAGAATAACATTCCGTTTGTGGGCTTACACGCCCATAGCGTAGTGGGCTCGCCATTTGATGGGCTAGGTTACCCAAAAGAGCATATGGACTATGCTTTCAAAAACGGCTCCGGGGCATTGGCTTTAACAGATCACGGCAATATGAATGGAATGGCATATCAGGTGCTCCATGCAAAACAAATGCTTGAGGAGGGTAAAGACTTTAAGCCGATATTTGGAGTCGAGGCTTATTTTCTACCAAGCTTGGCTAAATGGAAGGACGAATATGAAAAGGCCAAGATAGACAAGAAAACAAAATCCTCAATTGATGATTCTCGATCCGGCACAACAATTGAGGATGAGGGCGCCTCCAAACGCGCCGTTAAAAACATACTAAACAAGCGCAGGCATTTGATCTTGTTGGCACAAAACCAAACAGGATTAAATAATATTTTTGAAATGGTTTCTAGGTCATTCTCCAAAGGGAGCTTTTATCGTTTCCCGCGCATTGATTATAAAATGCTGAAAAAACACAATGAAGGGGTGATCGCTGCTAGTGCTTGTCTCGGTGGTGTATACGCTGGCAATTATTGGGAAAATAAAGACAATGGCGAAGACGCAGTGTTGGATGCTGTGCGAAATACAACAATGGAGATGGTTAACATATTCGGCGACCGCTGGTATGGCGAACTCCAATGGAACAACTCCCCAGACCAGCACAGATTAAATAAATACATTATTCAAATGCACCATGAATTTGGAATCCCCCTGATTTCCACGGCCGATAGTCATTATCCAAGCCCAGAAGCATGGAAGGACCGCGAGCTTTACAAGAGACTAGGCTGGTTGGGCAAATCAACAGCTAGGCCACATTATTTATCCGCCGACATTCCAGAGAGCGTGGAAGAGATAGGCTATGAACTATATCCCAAAAATGGCCAACAAATGTGGGACGCTTACAAGTATTATTCAGACTATTGTGGAGCAGAATACAACGACGATTTGATTCGACGATCCATCGAAGAGACACATTCAATTGCACATGAGCGCATTGACAGCTTTATACCAGATGACACTGTGAGGTTGCCAGATTTCGTTGTACCGGATGATTTAACGGCAGAACAGGCGCTAACAGGCCTGTGCGCTGATCGCTTGCGCTCAATGAACTTGCATCATGACAAAGAATACGCAGATCGAATGCGGGAGGAATTAGAAGTAATTAGCGACCGCGGTTTCAGCAAGTATTTCTTGACAATGAATGCAGTAGCAACTAAAGCAAATGAAATTCAATTAACTGGACCTGGCCGCGGCTCAGCGGCCGGTTCTTTGGTCGCGTATGCCCTTGGAATCACCCAGGTAGATCCAATTAAGTATAATCTACTCTTTTCTCGCTTTTTGAGGCGAGACGCAAAAGATTATCCAGACATTGATTATGATGTTTCGGATCCAATGGAGCTGAAGGAATTATTAATGGAAGAATGGGGCCGCAGCACCGTGGTTCCAATTTCCAACTTTAACACTTTGCAGCTCAGATCTTTAATTAAAGATGTATCAAAGTTCTATGGCGTACCATTCACCGAAGTTAATTTAGTGACTTCTAGAATGCTAAAGGAAGCAACGCCATTGGCGAAAAAGAAACATGGGATTAAGTCAGGAGTTTATACGCCAACTTTCGAAGAAGTGATGGAATTCTCAGATTCCTTGAAAACATTTTTGAATAAGTATCCTCAAATCGCAAACCACATCAACGTTTTGCACGGCCAAACAAGATCAGTTTCGCGACATGCAGGCGGCGTTGTTATTGGGGAGAATCTAGATCGTTGTATGCCTTTAATCAATAGCGGAGGGATCACACAGACTCCATGGTCAGAAGGTCAGAATGTCAGGCATCTCGAACCTTTGGGGTTCATCAAGTTTGATATTCTCGGGCTTTCAACACTAAAGATGATCGAAGGTGCAATTGCACATATTTTAAAGAGACATCACGGCATTGAAAACCCAACGTTTGAAGAGGTTCAGGACTATTATAATGAGAATCTACACCCAGATAAAATAGATTTTAATGATCAAAAGGTGTACAACAACATTTTCCACAAGGGAAAGTGGGCTGGTATATTCCAGTTCACAGAAGAAGGCGCGCAGAAGTTTTGCGTAAAAGCAAAGCCAAAAAATATAATTAATATCGCAGCCATCACCTCTATCTATCGACCAGGCCCTCTTGGTGCAGATGTCGATAAATCATATGTCGAGGCGAAAGAAAACCCTGGTAATATAGTTTATGAAAATGATATTGTCAAAGAAGTAACAAAAGAGACGTATGGCTTCTTGATTTTTCAGGAGCAAATTGCACTTCTTGCACACAAATTAGGCAAGGATTTTAGTTTGGATGAGGGCAACAAGCTTCGCAAACTTCTCACTAAAAAAGGAACAGGCGCAGTCGCGAAGCAAAAGCTTAAGTTAAAAGTTAAGTTTGTTGCGGGTTGCATCGAGAAGGGCATGACGGAGAAAGCAGCAAATTCTCTTTGGAAGAAATTTGAATACTTCTCGGGCTATGGTTTTAATAAATCCCACGCGGTTTCTTATTCTGCGCTATCTTACCAGTGCGCTTGGCTGTTTAATTATTATCCAGTAGAGTGGATGGCGGCGTTCTTAGACAAAGAGCCGGAAACCCGGAAAGAAAAAGCAATTAACCTTGCAAAGAAGTTTAAATTTAAAATTCAATCAGTGGATGTAAATAAATCTGGCACTGTTTGGGAAATTGCAGAAGACAATAAAACATTAATTCAGCCCCTAACTTCTCTTAAGGGCCTAGGGGATAAGGCAATTGAGCAAATTATTAATAATCGCCCGTTTAATGTGGCCGAAGATTTTCTTTTCAACGAGAACATCGTCTATAGCAAATTAAACAAGAAGGCCCTCGATGTTTTAGCCAGGAGTGGCGCTCTAAGCTGCTTGGTTGATGACAGGTTTGAGGGTTCGAAACATTTTTGGACCGCCACCGTCGTGGAACGCCCTAAAAATAGAAAGAAATTAGAAGAGAATATAGAACTTTATAAACCAGAAGGCAAATTTTCAAACAAAGAGAGAATTGAAAACCTGGTTTCATTAACCGGCATTTTTCCAATGGACTTGGTATTGGACGAGAATATCCTCAAGAGACTGGAACATTATCGGGTACCACCACTTGGAGATTGGGACAACGATTTGGGAGTTGCCTGGTTTATTCCGAGAGAGGTTATTGAAAAGAAAACTAAAAATGGAAAACCTTATTGGATCATAAAAACAATTGACAGCACTTCAATCCAGAGCAGCATTAAGTGTTGGGGTGTGAAGCCAGAGCGAGATGTGGTTCATCTTAACCGGCCTTATATGAGCAGGTTAGACTATGATGAGCAATGGGGTTTTAGTACGAGATCAATTAAGTATAATTTTAGACTTTTAGGATAAGGGAGGAAAAGAATGAATTATATAGAACCTATTAAGAGCGATAGAAATCAATATGGATACAAAGGAGTCAAGCGCAACGAAGGTTGTAGAAAACCATTCATTGCTGTCTATGCAAAAGAAAGACTTGGCCGCTTCGATACGGCCTATGAAGCTGGTCAAGCGTATGCGCGGAAAATCTTTTCTGAAAATGAAACCCAACAAGAGTTTGATTTCTACTTCAAGGAAGAGGAGTCGAACCGCGAGGAGACGACCGGATTTATTAAGAAAGAATTTATTTCTTTGCTGAAAAACAATGAAGAAGTTGCTTTTCAGACTGCCGAGTTGATCGACGAGATTTTTAATTTGCGACCATCCCAAAGAAAAGAATTGCTAAAAAGCACAAATAGAATTCTTTTCAGAGGGGTGAAATATTCATATTCAGGCTTGGATAAGTTTTTTAAAGATTGGTCTGTAAAAAACCCAGGTATTAAGTCTTTTAAGAGCAAGGGCACAAATTATTACGTTTGGCAAGAAACTCGCGAAGAGAAAGCAATACAAATTATTCAAAATGAATATGGAGATTTTTCTTCCCAGGCTTCACAATTTAAAGACCTTCAAGATCATGTCCAGGTTTACTTTTCTAATAACGATTTTGGTTTTAAGGTTTCCTTAGAAGAGAACACCATTATAGGATTTAAAATTGGCTCGAAGTTTTCAAGAAACTGGGAGGGCAAATGATTATCAAAGCATTTAAGATACGACCAGACGCGAAACTGCCCACACGGGCACATCAAACGGATGCCGGAATGGATCTGTATTATTGCCCCAATGGTGAGCGCGCCCGAATCATTCAAGAAGAGGGTCTAGTAATTGAGCCACGATCAACTGTTTTAATTCCAACCGGCATCAAGGTGGAGGTGCCATATGGTTATATGCTGGAAATAAAAAACAAATCAGGACTGGCCTTTAAAAGGCAATTGCTGGTAGGCGCTTGTGTCGTTGATCCTGGTTACGACGGAGAAGTGTACGTTAATCTTCACAATGTTGGATTGAATACACAATTTATGCAGCCTGGCGATAAGGTGGCGCAAGCCGTATTGGTGCCAATTGCACATTGCAAGGTTGAAGAAGTCGAGACCGACGAGTTTCTGAACCTCGATTCGACGCGCGGCGAAGGTGGCTTTGGCTCGACGGGAGAAAGATAATGTCTTTAGAGAGAAAATTGAAGAGAAACAAGGCAAATAAGGCAAAAAAGATTGCTGAAAAAGAAATGGCGGCCAAGGTTGCTTTGTTTGATAAAATTCCGGATAAGTGCTTGACTTGTGAAGAATCATTTGATAAAATGAATAAAGAACAAGTAGAGACATGGAATGTCGTAGTGAGACAAGAAGAGGGAATTGTTCGTCTTTATTGTCCAGGGTGCTGGAAGAAGGCAGTCAGCATCATTCAGGACTTTAAAGAGCACTTAGAAAAAGGAGCAGAATTTGAAAAATGAAATTTTTAAGAGAAGAGAAAATAGCAGTACTAGCATTTATGGCTAGTGTGCTGATCATGTCTGTTATTCTTTATTTTGCATTCGAGATTGCACCCAAAATAAAGACACCAGAAGATAATTGCGATATCGGGTGTCCCGTGCACGCACCATGCCATCCGGACTGTAAGGAAGGGATAAAATGAGCGACGACGTTAACTATCCGAAACACTACAACATCAACTGGAAAGGCGAACAGGCTATTGAAACATTTACATATATCAAATCATGGAAAATGGGCTATGCTGAAGGCAACGTAATTAAATATGTTTCTAGGCACAAATACAAGGGCAAAGCCTTGCAAGATTTAAAAAAGGCACGCTGGTATATCGATAGAATGATCGAAGAATTGGAAAAAGATGAAAGTCGGTGACTTGATAAAGCATAAAAATGTCGGCACTACAGGGGTGGTATTGAGTATCTTTATGCCTACACAACACCTTGAATATCGAACTGAAGAATATGCAAAAGTTATATTTTCAGGGGACTTGATTGCGACAACGGCACCGCTTAAATTACTAAAAGAGAACTGGGAGGTTATTAGTGAGATTTAAAAAAGCTTTAACATACGATGATGTATTGTTGGTACCACAATATTCTGACATTGAAAGTCGGAAAGAAGTAGACATCGGCAACAATTTAGACAAAAGAATTTGTTTAGATTTTCCAATAATATCGGCACCAATGGATACTGTCACAGGTTTGGATATGGCCTATACTCTTGGAAGCAAGGGTGGCTTGGGGGTGGTCCACAGGTACATGACCATTGACGAACAATCATCTCTGGTAAAGGAATTGCACTCCTCATTGCCGCCCGGAAAACTTCTTTCTATAAATGTGGCCGCGGCCATTGGTGTTAGGGGTGATTATCTTGAGCGTGCAATGGAACTAGCCAACAATGGAGCAAATGTGCTTTGCGTTGATGTGGCCCACGGCCACCATATTTTAGTCAAGAGGGCGATTAATGCAATCAAATCAAAGATTAATGATGTGCACGTCATGGCTGGAAATGTCGCGACAAAGGAAGGCTATGTTGCACTGTCTGATTGGGGTGCTGATTCCGTTCGTTGCAATGTTGGTGGCGGCTCTATATGCTCAACGAGAGTTAAAACGGGTCATGGCGTCCCGGGCTTGCATACGGTGTTTGACTGTGCCACTGCAAAAAGGGAATACACAAAAATAATTGCCGATGGGGGGATTAAGACCTCTGGCGATGCCGTGAAGGCCCTGGCGGCAGGCGCCGACTTTGTGATGCTGGGATCATTGCTGGCTGGTACGGATGAGTCGCCTGGAGAAAAAATAATCACCCTTGATGGCATTAAAAAACAATACCGTGGAATGGCAAGTAAAGACGCCCAAATAGATTGGAGAGGTCAGTACTCTTCGAACGAGGGCATTTCCACAACAATTCCATACAAAGGCCCGGTGGGTGCTGTTATAGAAGATTTGCTCGGCGGAATAAGATCCGGACTCTCTTATTCGGGCGTCCGGAGTATCAAGGAGTTACAGGAGAATGCCATATTTACACAGCAAACAGCAGCAGGTAGGGTTGAAAGCGGCACACATATCCTTGGAAACACATGATGATAGATTATGGGAATCTTATTAAGAAGATTTGTTTTGAAAGCACAGACAAACTCCACGCTGATCTGAAAATTCGTTTACACTATGATGATCTTAAGATCCGCGAATTTTTTAATGATGTAATATCTGGCTATGTGAGTAGAAATGAGCATATTTTAGCTTTTGTTGAAGAGCTAAAAGAAAAGAAAGCTATGTCAAACCCCAGACGAAATAAAATTAAACGAGCGAGATTGAAAGAAAAAGAAATTATAAAACAATTTGGTTTAGATAAAAATGAAATAGAAAATATATTTGATATTATAGAAAAGGAGCATAAAGATTTATGATAAGTTGCGCTAAAGAGTGTTTAAAAAACCAACAAGGCTGTAGAGAGAGGCGATGTCGATTGTGGATCGACTATGGCGAAGATTTTAATTGCACGGCCGTTGCTGTAAACAGCAACCCTGAAATGACATTAAGCGAAGTTTCTAAGCGACTAAATATAAGCATCGTAAGGGTAAAACAGATTCAAGACGCAGCCTTACAAAAATTAAAGAAAATATACGATTACTGAAATAAAAGACTATTTATATCTAGAAAACCTTTTTATTTATAGGAGTGGACTAATGAGCAAGGGCAAGAAACTTTTAAACGAAGATACTATTAAACGATTCATGAAACTGGCCGGAACTGAAAAGCTTTATGAAAATGTGCAGCTTGAAGAAGCTGAAGAGCTTGAAGAAGCCGAAGAGCTTGAAGAAGCTGAAGAGCTTGAAGAGGGCGAAAAGCTTGAAGAGGGCGAAAAGCTTGAAGAACAGGTACCGGGACCACCGGAAGACGAAGACGAAGCCGCCATGGCCGCAGTCGATGATGTCCCACCGGTCGACGTAGAAGGCCCGCCGCCCGAAGCTATGGAGCCAGAAGTCGAAGCAGACCCTGCCGTAGTTGATGCGGTGGAAGCCATAATCACTGCCGTTGGCGATACCGCCTCTGCGTACGGAGTTAAAGTCCAGGTCACGGACGAGGATGAGGCCGAAGAGCCACTCGCAGATGTACCACTCGGCGAGCCTGCTATGCCCGAGCCCGGACCGGATGCACTTTTGGACGCAGACGCAGACGAAGATGAAGAAGGTCCACTTCCTCCGATGGCAGAGGCAAAACGTCACGCCGCACAACAAGAACTTTTTATGGAAGAGTTGGCTACGCGCGTCGCCAATCGCATTAAAAGAGAGCACATTGTTGAACAAGTCACAAAACGCGTTGCTCAAAGATTGCAAAATGCAAAGAGACGCACCAAAAAGTAAAAGAGGTTAAAAAATGACTGACAAGAAAAAGACACTCCTAAATGAAAGCACCGTACGTCGATTTATGGCATTGGCCGGTGTAGAATCCTTAGTTAATCCATTCTTAGGTAAAGTAAATGAAGCTTTTGATTCACCAGAAGAGCCCGTGGAAGAAGGTTTTGTCATGTCGACGGTTGATGCCGCTGGTGGCGCTGATGTCGCTGGTGACGCTGATGTCGCTGGTGACGCCGATGTCGCTGAAATGGTCCCCGAGCAACAAGAGCTTGAAGAAGCAGAAGAGCTTGAAGAAGCAGAAGAGCTTGAAGAAGCAGAAGAGCTTGAAGAAGCAGAAGAGCTTGAAGAGGCCCCCATCTCAAAATCTTTGGCAGAATCAATTCTGCGACATATCCCCAATCTTGAAGTCGTCGACGACGAATCCACATTTAAAACTACAAGAAAATCTGATATACTACAAGAAGTACTCAGAAGAGTTAAAGAGAAACTTTCTTAAGAGAGGTTAAAATGTATGAGTTCCTATGGTTTTTATCCGGAGCAATATTATATAAATTTCTATCAAAATTATTAGGAATTTATCAATTATCTATACTTTTTCAAGAAATACAGCTTCACGTAATTGCAATGTTGATTGCAGCCTCACAAGATTTAGAAGGCGCATCTTCAATAAAGCAGGAATTGCTAGCAGAAACTGACATACCATCCGAAGAGTTAGAGGGGCTAAAACTAGTCGACGATTCAATAGTGAATGCCTGGAAAAAAGCATCGATGTCTAACTTACAAAGAGTGACGCCAAAAAGCTTTCAATCACTAGTTGGCTTTGAGACGTGGGAGGAGGCAGTGGATTATTACAATCAATCTGTAAAAAAGGATCTTAGACTTTAAAGAAATGGTAGATAAAGATACGCTCATGCAATGGCTACGGGATGAGGGTGCATTTTATCGCGATGACAATATTTATTATGCAGATAAAGCTTTTATTGTAAATTCCGTAGTGAAATGGTGTGCCCAAAGAAGTGCCTCTAAGAATATTTCCAGTGCTGAATTGGATAGATATTTTCATAGTTTACGTCTTTTTTTGCAGAATAAGATTGACATTTATTGGGACGGTGATATAATTAATGTTAAAGTAAAGACTCGAAAAGATGAAGATGAAATTTAATTTTTAAAAGAAGATTTGTTAAAATGGGATAAATGATTTAATCAGGAAATTAATTATGGTAGTTAAGGATAAGATATTTTACAATAAGGCATCTGCATCCAAATTGGGATGGGAGCCCTCGTGGTTTGGTGCAAAAGAATTTGATGAAAAATTAGTTACAAACATAAGAAAATTTCAGAAAGAACATGGCTTGTCAGCGGATGGGCTATGTGGGCCAACGACCTTTCGCAGGGCGAACACGGACTACGAAGCTGGTCTTGAAAAAGAATTTGAAAATCTTGAGGGCAATCATTTAATTTGCGAAGGCGAATTGGTACCAATCGACTGGGATAAGGTCGTCAACCTTCGCGACGAAGATAACTTAGCTCTACCAAAAGGATTTAGAGAGTATAAGAAAAGTAAACGAAATGTTAAAATGATTGTTACTCATTTTGACGTGTGTCTTTCTGCTAAATCTTGTGCTAGAGTGCTAGAGAAGAAAGGAATTTCTAGTCATTTTGTCATTGACAACGACGGTACAATTTATCAGATGGTCGACACCCAACATGAAGGTTGGCATGCCGGAAACCGCAAAGTAAATAAAGCTTCCATTGGAATTGATATTTCGAATGCAGTCTATACAAAATATCAAAAATGGTACAGAAGAAAAAACTTTGGGCCGCGGCCACTCCTAGAAAAAGTAAAAGTACACGGCAGCTATATAAAAGAATGTTTGGGATTCTATCCGGTACAACTTGAAGCATATAAAGCTTTAGTTAAAACCCTCTGCTCCCACTACAACATTCCGATACAAATGCCAATGGGTGACGATGGAAACGTTTTACTGGCAGAACACAAAGAAACTAAGGACGGGAAGTTTAGCGGCATTGTAAACCACTTTCATGTATCTAGAAATAAATGGGATGCAGCAAATTTAGACTGGGATGAGATGTTGAGCGATCTAAGGGACTAATTATAATATGGACATTAATAAACTAAACGAAAACTATCTCGCATTCAAGTCTCTTGGCTTAAATGGGTTTTTAAAAATAATTGAAGAAGAGATCAATCGGTTTGGCACTCTTGTAACTGAGGCCGAAGCGCCCATAGAGGCAGATGAAGCATCTGAAGAAAGAGTGATCAAGTTTCCAGCAATTAAAATTACCGAGAACTGGGGCGTGAAAAACACCGAAGACCGCGCGATCCTAGAAACTTTAATGAAAAATGTTGAAGGCGGCACCATCGAAGCAAAATTAGCCAGTGTCAACGACTTCATGAATTATCAACCGGGCTTACCAGTCCCCAAGATTCTTTCAAACTTAATCTTTTTGCAGATATTTTCAAACATTATTGAAGAATACAACGCTTCAACGGCTGGTTTTCTTTTCGAAGCATTTTTGGCTGGTTTGTTTTTGGGCGAACAAGTTCAAGATCCAGAGCAGGTCGGTGCTGAAGCTGGTTCTCTTCCAATTGAGGACGTGAATTTGATGATTCGTAGAGCAATTCAGGCCGGAGATGAAGCAGATGTAGAGGAAGCAATCGTGCCTTATAGTTTAAAGGTACTTAGTCCAGGTACGGACTTGAAAGGGAGTTTTAAAAACTTGGTTGACTTTTTTGCAGGGGGCCGATCTTCAAAGATTGTTTATTTGGTTGTAACAAAAATGGGCAAAGGCACGCTGGCCTTCAATGAATTTGATATTACTCCTGAAAACTTTTTAGATTATATTGGTCACGAAGAATTTAAAATGCAACATAGAATTGAACCAGTAGAGTTTACGTTTGGTGTTGACAGCACTCCCGCTGCCAATGTAAAAATTACCGCTGGCCCAGCAATGAGAGCTAAAATTGTTAATGGCGAAATTATTCCTAGGCCACCTACCAGACCAAAAGGTCGATTTATGCAATACGATGAAATTGAATCAGAAGAGATTATAACACAAAAAATTAATCCCGCGGCCATTTCTGATGAAGTTGCTCTATCAAAAGTCACAGAAAGCGGAGAAGTTCGTCTAAACCCGGAAGACCTGTTAATAGCCGGTGAAACATATAAAGTTAATGCAAGGGTTGGAGAAAAAGAATATACAACAACTGGACAAAGAACTGGAACTTCAATGAAATTATATGGCAAGGAAGAGGATCTCTACAGCGCTCTAAAAGCAATGGAGAGAGGCCCAGAATTTTGGGAAGCAATTAAGGAAAGCCCAGGCTACGAACAGAGAAAGCAATTTCACATTGCACCCGGCTACTTTAGAAAGCAATCTAGAGAGGTTGGCGTGCTCGATTTGTACCCGCCAAAACTTATACAAATTGCAAATCAATATGCAAAAGATTTAAGTAATAACTTGATTGCTATTTATAATTCTTTGAGCAGCCTTTCTGTTAATATTAATAAGTTTTTCCTTGACGTGGATGACGGCGAGATGAGCAGAAATCAACACGGCATGGGTGCCGTCAAAGATGCTGGAAGGTTAAACTATCACACCAAAAAAGCAGTTGAAAAAACTGAATAAGAAAAGAGGTAAAAGTGTCACGAAAATATGAATCTAATCTAAAACTTCAACAAAAAATTTTAAAAGGCGTTAATATATTAGCCGATAATGTAGCTTCTACGCTAGGTCCGCGCGGCCGAAATGTAATACTGCATGATAAAAACAGGGGCAACCCAATCATTACAAAAGATGGAGTCACAGTAGCAAATTTTATTGAATTAGAAGACCCGTTTGAAAATGCGGGAGCACAAATTATTAAACAAGCTGCCGCAAAAACAAACTCAGAAGCCGGAGACGGAACCACAACCTCGACAGTTTTAGCGAGAGCGATTTTAGATAAAGCCCAAAAATATTTAATTTCAGGTGCACCGCCAATTGAGCTTAAAAAGGGAATTGACAAAGCTGTAGAAGCTATTGTTAATAATTTAAAAGAAGTCTCTACTTCGATTTCATCCGAAGAAGACATCGCGCACATTGCAACTATTTCTGCGAATGGGGACCCAGCAATCGGAAAGTTGATTGCCACAGCGGTTGATTTGGCCGGCAAAGATGGTTCGATAACGATTGAAGAGGCGCGATCTCTTGAAACAAGCTTGGATGTGGTGGAGGGCTTTCGCTTTGATTCCGGATACCTAGCAACGGCATTTATTACAGACGAGAAACGCGGCGTTGTTAGGTATGAAAATCCATTAATTTTAGTTACAGACGAGAGGATTGAATCTGTAGAAGAAATGATGCCAGCTTTGGAGATTGTTGCAAGAGAGGCCCGACCTTGCATAGTTGTTGCTGAGAATATTGAAGGGCAAGCACTCGCGGCCCTTATAATGAATACTGTTAGGGGTACTTTAAAAATCGCCGCTGTGAAAGCTTCGCGTTACGGAGAGGAAAGAAGAAATATTTTAAAAGACCTAGCTACATCGATTGGAGCAACATTAATTAGCAGAGAGAATAACTTGAAAATGAAAGAAGTTAAATTAACCCATTTTGGATCTGCAAAGACTTTTGAGTGTTCAAAAAACTTTACCACCATTGTTGGCGGGAAAGGGGATACAAAAGATGTTGAAAAAAAGATAGAAAAGTTAAAAGTAGAACTCAGTCAGACGGAGGATCTTCATGAATGTGCAAGAATCCAAGAAAGAATTACGAGATTGGCAAGCGGCGTTGCAATCATTAAAGTTGGTGCCGCCACAGAGATCGAAATGATAGAAAAAAAACACAGGATCGAAGATGCTCTAGAAGCTGTGAAATCAGCACAGCAAGAGGGGATTGTACCAGGAGGTGGAGTCGCGCTAGTCCGGACTTGCAAGAGCTTGCAAGTAGAAACTGACAATGAAAGTCAAGAACTGGGCGTCAAGATCATATTGGAGGCGGTCAAAGAGCCGGCGCGGCAAATGGCAATTAATGCTGGCGAATCACCAGATTTAATTTTATCGAAAATAGAGGGTGAAGACGACAACTTAGGAGTAGATTTTACCAACGGCAATGTTATGGACATGCTAGAGGCTGGGATTATAGATCCAGCTAAAGTTACGCGCTGTGCATTACAAAATGCGGCTTCAGTTGCATCTACATTAATTACAACAAACTCGGCTGTTATTGAGGCCTAGGCACTATTTAGTATACGGGGGCTTTATATATGGCGGCTGATGAATATGGCACGGAAGTAAAAGTCACTTTTGCCGAAATTGGTGGGAAGTTTGATCAAATTATGCAAAGTGTAGATACCATTAAAGAAAAGCAAGAAGAAATGGCCGATGACATATCGCACATTAAAGAGGCCGTCTACCATCCAGATGAAGGCCTCTATGCTCGCCTGAAAGCCTTGGAAAATTGGCAAAAAACCTCGACGCGCCTTATTTGGATTATAATAAGCTCTGTCGTAGGTATGGCCGCCGCCGCCGCTCTTAAAATGTTTAATTTCTAACATTTTTTAAAAAAAATACTTGACTACGTTGTGGACTTTTGATATATTATATATGAGGAGTATTACATGAGAGTGAACATAACTTATTCTGTGGACTTGGAGGACGTGCCACAAGCCACCGCCAAGCTTATCCACGAAACTAAAGAAGGTTCTCTAAGGCCGTTAACAAAAAAGCTTGACGAGGCTTTAACCTTATTAAACAAAGAAGATGAAAAAAACGCTACTCGCCTTTTGGACGAAGTGCGCCAAGAACTATCTAAGATTGATTTGAGATTGGCCGATTGCGTAGACATTCTTTCAGGGTACCAAAACGTTTTGCTGGGGAATGCAGAGGGCCACGAAGACTTAGAGGGGCCAGTAGAAGCGAAAGAGGTTCCAAATGAAAAAGGGTGATTTAATTTATGTGCCGGCAGAAACAAGGCTGCTTCAGTACAACAAAGAAGTAAAGGACGTTGACCCTGAAAAAACTTACATTGGCCCCACGCCAATTAAATTCAATAGACTAACCAAGCCTTTAAATTTATTGTTAATTGAAGAAAATGCAGGAAATGAATGCGTGAAAGTCTGGTATCAGGGCGAAGAGTGGTTTGTAGAGAAAAAAAATATTAGGATATAGGAGAAAATATGATTAAATTAGTGGAGGTATGCGAATTGTTAAAGGCATCGAAATCGGCCCAACAGCAATTTACATTAAGAGAGATATTTATAAACCCAAAGCATGTGGTGTCGCTAAGGGAGGAGCCATCGTACGCACAGAAGCTCAAAGAGGGGCGACTACCGGGCGAATTAGATTCTAGGCAACGATTCACTCGATTGACTTTGGACAGAGGTCAAGTTGGTTTAGACGTAATCGTTGTAGGTTCTGCAAATATGATAGAATCCAAGATGAGAATGAATGGAGAAAAGCATGTCCTCCACGATTAAAAGACATTTTATTTTATGGACGAAAAGAGGTTGTCCATATTGCGATGCAGCCGCCGCTATTTTGCTTGAATCCGATCACACCTTTACCGTTTTTGAAATGAGCGGCAGCTTAGAACAGTTAGAAAAAGTTCAAAAACAGCACCAGTGGGCGACCGTGCCGTTAATTATTGAACAGTGCTCAAATGGCGAAAACAGTTTCATTGGAGGATATTCAGATTTAGAAAAATACTTGGAGATTATTAAATGATAGAATGCAAATTGATACCAATGGCCGAGCACTCAGCTAGCTCTTCGCGGCTAAAAAAGGTTAGATATGGTTTATATTCCAATTCGTTTCACTGGTCTGTGCCTGGCTTTGGGCGAAAGCAGTGGGTTGTAGTTGTCAACATTGATGTGGACCACGGAAAGCATGTTGAAGAAGGTAGGACCATCGAAGAAATTGTGGCCGGCTGCATAGAGCATCTAAACACGCCGCCAAAAAGCAAGTACGGCAGGGTGCGAAAAAGAAAGCCATTGTACGGTACGTTTCACGAAAGACCGCATAGAGCGAAATTAATAGAAAAAGGTAGCAAGACATACATACAGGCTTTGTTGGTGGTCGACCAGAAGAAAAGTCGGCACTTTTGGGGGGAGGGGCCAGTAGCCAAGACCAAGAGAAGAAAAAAGGGATGAAAGAAACAGTTTTTGTCTTATCAGAAGAAAAGTATTTTAATTACCTAGATAAAATTGAAAAACATGATAAGATACTCAAGCACAACTTGTTTAAAGACACTTTTTTTCATGAAAATAATGAGACAATCGCCCTAATGTGCGAATATCTTTCTTTACTGGATCACATGAAGTTGATTTTGGAGGACATTGAAGAGCAGTACAACGAACAAGGCCAGTTCTTTTACCTAGAAAAGGAGCAGGCTGTAAAGTTTTCAGTTTTTTTTGAAGGTGCCGTCACTACAAAGGAATTATTAACAAGTAAGAATGTTTCTTTCTCTCTACATTAGACTATTTATAACATGCAACAATTATTCGAAGGCTGGCGAAAGTACACACTCCTTTCGGAAGAACAACTTTTAATTGAAGGTCGTATCGAGGACGTCAAAAAGAAATATCCTCGCATTCCGAAAATTATTGATTATCTTGTAAGGCGAGACCCTTCTGGTAGCCAAAAATATCTTGCTTGGGCCGCAAAACAAACTGAAAAAGCCCGTCAATATCGCGCCCAACACACTCCACCAGGAACTGGCTTAGACGTCGCACAAATAGAATCTTCATGGGTGCCCGAACTCACAGATAAAATTGAGAAGTTCCACAAATGGAACCAGCGGCTGCCAAAATTTGGTTTTTCAAAGGACATCAATTCTTACAAAGACTTTGAATCGCTTCGAGACGCCATCAGCAAACTCGAAGAAGAGGACACGCAAGCCGCAAAAAGAGCAGAAGAGAAGAGAGCAGCTTTCAGCGAAGCAGAAGTTATCGATGACACCGAAGATTATTTCATCGTTAGGCCAATGAGCACTCAGGCGTCTTGCTTTTTTGGGCGCAGCACGCAGTGGTGTATCTCCGCAGAGCGAAGCCACAATTATTTCGATAGTTACACAAATGAAGGCAAAATGTTTTATTTTGTATTTATGAAGCGGCTTGATTCTGACAATAAATATAAAAAATTAGCATTTGTTCTCGACAATGAATACGACCTTGAAAGTGTTTTTGATGCAGAAGATAGCGAACTGGGCAGCACAGAGATGACAGAAGCGTTTGTACAAAATCTACTACACCAAGGGGTCGCAGAAGGCGCTTGGATGGCGTATTTGTGGTATGATGGCAATAGGTTTGCTGATGAAGCAACCGAAAAGGATAAAGCGTCATATAATCAGGCGCTTGAAAGACTTCAAATTGATTTGCCTCCCACTCCCGAAGACGAAAAATCAAAACACGATTATGAGTGGGTGACACGGTTTGAACGGGCTAATGAAAAAATACGCGACGAAGCAGATGCCGTTCTGTACGGCATCGTGGAACAAATGCGCGATCACGCCTATGAAAATCCTGCTGGTCCAACTGAAGCAGATTACCAGAAGATCCAAGATGCATTTGATCAAAGCGCCGAGCACTCACACGTCTATTTTGACGAATACGAAGAGGGCAAATATTACTATAATGGTGGAATGTCTTTTGATTTCTCTGATT